CCTCTGCCTGGCCATCAACTTCATCAAATGCTTGGTTCAGTTTCTCATCATCGTCTAATACAGATCTTATAATTTCTTTATCAACTTCTTTATTAAAGGTTGGCGATTGAATATTCATAGCCTTTGCCATAGAAAAGAATTGTAAGTCTATTGCATAATCTTTGATATTGAATGAGTCAGGATAATTTATCTCGCCATCAAACTCTACATTTTGGAACTGAGCATATAGTCTAAATAATTGTTCTTCAGCTATCTCAAGGTTATCAGCTTTTTCTGATAGTCTAGCATTTAATAATTCAAATTCTGTTTGCAGAGCTATACCTGATGAAACTTGTTGTTTGGTAGTTCTAATAGCTCCTGTATGAGCAATTCTATTTATAGCCTCTACTTTGTGTTTAATTGATTCCATAATAGAGTTTAGGTTAGCTCCTGATGGTTGTAGTAAATATGGTTTTAAGTTTGGTTCTATTTCTTCAGGCATTTCGATTACTGCACCAGCTCCAGCACTTGCATTTACACTTGGAGTTTTTACAAGGCTTGGATGGTTTGTTAATCTAATTAATTGTTCTATTTCAGAGTACTCGTTATAAATAGCCTTTTGAAGGTCAGCAATATCTGTCAGATCAGAAATTCCTATACCTCTCTTATGGCTTTTGGAATTATATAAAATAACTGCTGGTATTTTTCCGATCTGATTCTCGGCAGTATCTATTATAGAAGGTTCATCGTTGTCCTTTTGATATATTGTATCAATTCGATCAGGATACCACATTCTAAAATACGTGCCTCCATCCTTATCAACTTCTTCTCTTATTTTTAAATAATCTAGATAGTATTTACCATTGACCTCTCTTTTAAAATTCCAATCCAAAGCATTCTCTGGAGTGACTATTGAAACGTAAGGTCTAATATCTTGATTAAGTTCCTCTGCCCTTGTTCTTGTTTGTATTGCTGGTTTGTCTAATATCATAAAGCAATGACCATAAATAGATGCATAGTTTTGTGCTTGTTTAATAACGTTGTTAAAACTATTACCTTCTAAGTCTGCGTCTTTTAAGAATGATTCTAAACTAGGTTCATCTGCCATAGATCCAAAATTTCTAGATGGCTTTACTCTAAATAAAAATGATGAGTATATTTGAATAATATTTCTGCAATGATTATCGCAAGGAGTATTAGCAAGTCTTTGATTAAACTCGTTATCAA